ATGAAGCTGCATCTCACTGACCGTTTTGTGGCCGGCGCAAAGGCAAATGGCGAGCGCCAGGCGGATTTCTATGACGAGGTGGCCGCTGGCCTTGTGTTGCGTGTCTCGGCAACCGGCAAAAAGGTTTGGACCGTCATTTTCACGTCGCCTCGCGACGGGAAGCGCGTCCGCATGGCGCTCGGCTCATATCCGGCCACGTCACTCGGCAAGGCCCGCGAGAGGGCACTGGAGGCGCGCGGACAGGTAGAAGCGGGCCATGATCCGCGGGACACGATGGGCGGGCAGGCAGCCTCGCAGACGGTCGCCGATATGGTCGACAACTACATCGCGCGGCATGCGTCTACGAAACGATCGGGCGACGAGATCGCGCGACGGCTCAAGAAGAACGTCTCCGAGGTGATCGGAACCGTGAAGCTGTCGGAACTGCACCGCCGCGACATCACGAAAGCGATCGACGCCGTGAAGGATCGTGGCGCCCATGTCGAGGCGAACCGGCTGTTCGAGGATGTCCGCGCTATGGTGCGGTGGGCGCGCGGGCGAGGGGATCTCGACTCCAATATTGTCGAAGGCATGCGCAAGCCGACGGAGGTGGTCGAACGCGACCGCGTGCTGACCGATGAAGAGATCCGGACCATGTGGACGGCGCTCGCCGATGCCGACATGCGGGAGTCGACTCGGCGCATCGTCCGGCTGTGCCTTGTGACCGGGCAGCGGGTCGGCGAGGTCTCAGGTATGGCGCGAGCCGAAGTGGATCTCAAAGAGGCGTTGTGGACCATCCCGGCTGACCGATCGAAAAACAAGCGCGAGCACCGCGTGCCGCTGTCCGACATGGCCGTCGGCATAATCCGCGACCAGTTCGCCGACGCCGAGGCGCTGGCGGGCCGAAAGGGTAGGGCCGTGCCATCTTTCGTCTTTCCGGGTCCGGGTGCGCGAGCCGCGGTCACTGGCGCGGCTGTGGCGAAGGCGATCAAACGTGAGGAGACGACGAAGCGGGGCGTCACCACAATCATGGGAATCGCGGGCTGGACTGCTCACGACCTTCGGCGATCGGCCGCCACGCATATGGAAGAGCTCGGCGTCTCGCCATTCATCATCGGCCACGTTCTCAATCACGTCTCCGCGACGAAGGCGACCGTCACAAGCCGGGTCTATGCCCGCTACGATTATGCCAAGGAGAAGCGGGAGGCACTCGACCTTTGGGCGGATCGTCTTGCGGCTATACTCTCCGGTGGATCTGCGAAGGTAACTGCACTTGCTGTTCGACGAAAAATGTCTTGACGCGCGATTCTCTGATTTGCTACGCCGTGCGCCATAGTCCAATGCCTGTGCGATTTGGAGCAGGCTGAGCAACTTGGCGAGTTGCTTTAATTTTGGACGGACCGAGGGCGCTCGGGGCCAAGAGGCAAAGATAGCGCCTGCATACCCCGGCCGATTGTGGCCACCACCAGAAAATGAACTGCGCATTGCGCCCCGGCTTCAGCCGCCGGGATTGTCATTTCTGTTGGCGGCCGGGCTGACGGTTGCCTTTGGGAGCAACCGTTATGAACTCGATGAACGACAATTCTACTGACCCCGACGTGCTCGACTGGCTTGAGCGCGAGGCTGTCCGCGCGCTGACCGGACTTTCCGATTCCGGGATTTACCGCGGAGTTCGGCAAGGCACCTTTCCGGCCCCCGTGAAGTTGTCAGCCAATGTATCTCGCTGGCTCCGCCATGAGGTGCTGGCCTGGCGCGATGAGCGGATCGCCGCACGCGGAAGGAGGGCGGCGTAATGCCATACGAACGTTACGTGCGTTCATACGCAAAGAGTCTTGGCTTTGAAGTGACCGGGCACCCTTCGAGAGGGTTCACGATCACCGACCGCTCAGGACATGGGATCGTGCGCGCATTCGAGGACACACTCGAAGAGACCGCCACGAAATTGGATGAACTCGTAGAGTTCGATCGGCAGCGGCGGGCCGCAAAGAATGCGGAGATCGCGTAATGTCCGACACTCCAATTCACTTGGTAGATCTACTCGCTGCGATTGAAGTAGCTCGAGCTTATCTTGACGGTGTTTCGGATCAGGAGGCGCTCGAACGTGCTGACGTAGCCGTTTCCACGCACGGTTCGATGATGGCGCGGGAAGAGATTCTCGCGCTCGGAAAGTCGCTGTCGGGCATGTGCATGCAAACGCGTGGGGACTTCAAGGATATCCCGCGCTTTGGCAGCCGCATCGCCGACGATGTGAAGGGCACACTGTAGTGAGCGCCGAACTCGACCGCTTGCGCGTTCAGGTCGCCGACGCGCGCGCTGCGCTGGACCGTCTACTGGACCAGCGCGCGGCCGCGCTCGAAGGCGCCGGCGCGATGCCGAGCAGAGCGGAGGTCGACAAGGCCTCCGCACGTCTTGAGGCCGCCGAGGCGCTGATCCTGACTCATACACGCATGGCGGTGCGCACGTGAGCAAAGCCTTTTCCCTCAAGCGGGACGTCGTCTTTTCGAATGGCGATGAGACATACGCGCGGCAGTTCGCGCCACGCGATGACATTGTGCCGAACATTCTCACCCATGGCCTGGTGATATTGTCGGCTAGGCCGAAGGCCGGCAAATCCGGACTGGCTTACTCAATCGCAATGTCGGTCGCCAATGGCGACAAGCCGCTCGGAGTGGGGGCCGCGGGGTCTCCGGCCGACGTGCTATTCATCGATTTTGAAAATGGAGACGAGATCAACCAGAGGCGCCAGAGGACCATGTTTCCTGGCGGGAACAAGCCCAGTCTCTATCGTCTCACGCACGCATACAATGCTCCCCGTTTCGATGATGGTCTCTTTGACGTGATTGAGGATTGGCGTCGCAAAAGCCTGGATCCTCGGATGGTGATCATAGACGTTTACGGCAAAGCTAAGCCGGCTCGGAAGCCTCGAATGCTTGCGCCCGACGATGACAATCGCACCCTTGAGCCATTGCATGCATGGGCGAACGAACATCGGATCTGCGTCATGCTGCTCTTGCATAATCGCCGGGGACCAGAAAATCCGGATGACATTCTGGGCTCGGTGCTCGGTTCCACGGCGATGACCGGCACGCCGGATATCTGCATGATCCTCATCCGCCGTGGAGGCGAGACGACTTTGCATGCCACAGGTCGCAAGCTTGCTGGTGATCAGCATGTGGCATTGGCTCGCGATCGTGATTGGTACACGATCTTGGGTGAAGCGCAGAAGACGGCGGAATCGGTGCAGCGACGGGCGATCAAGGCAGCCCTGGCCGATCACGGTAAACTGGCCGTCCGCGACATCGCTGACATCTCCGAGATGAAGCCTCGGAACGTCTCGAAGCTGCTTCACCATATGTTCAAGACCGGCGAGGTGGTGCGTTTTGGGGAGGGACGGTTCACGGTTTACGAACTGCCAAAAGGTGGTATGGCACAAAAACGCGAAACCGGTAACGCAAAGCCTGTTTCAGCGGAAAAGCCCAATGAACTAAAGGGATCTATCGACTCCGGGATAGTTACCGACACCATTACCGATGCACCCGAGCAGCCCATCACTGTTACCAATCCCACCGACCAGGACGCCGGGCCGGTAACCACGGAAACCTCTTTGAGCCAAAAGGCTTTCGAGCCTTCGGTTACCGATTCAACGAAAACGCCTACCCCCTCAATGTCGGAGGATCAAAAGGTCAAGTACTTGCTTAACTGGTTGGTCGACAAAGGGACGGTGTCCGTTCGGGAAGCTCAGCAACGCTGCTCGCCGAATCTGTCAGGCAATGAGATCCGATCCATCTTGCCCGTCATGGCTGAGCGGGGCTGGATTGCAGTCGAGCAATATGGCCGATCGCAGAGCTTTCAGATTACCCGCGAAGGGAGCCTAACCGTCGACCCGCAGATCTCTCTCTTCGACATCCTGCAGCAACCCGGCCAGTAGGGCCTTCGGCCCGCCCTTCGGGCTGCCTTCGCTGGCGCTTCGGCCTGGCCTGCCGTCTGCATTCTGATGGCCAAGGCTCCTTTTTTTCTTTCTAGAAAAAGAGCAAAGGCCTCGCCATCTTTCACGCTGACCTGAGGCGGGCATCGAGCCGAAGGCGAAGATGGTCCGAAGGACGGCCGAAGGCCATACCCGCCGGGTGCTGGACTCCCAAGCCGGTGCCTCTTGAAAAGAAATATTTTGCTCGTCGAAAGTCTTACAGCCGCAACGGCTTTCGTGACATCGGGCGGCGCAAGCAACGCGCGGGGGCTTGCGAATGCGCCTGATGAGAGTCAAATAGACACCGAATAACGACGCAGCTTCATAGCCGAATCAATAACCCGCCCGATCGCTCCGGCGGGTTTTTCTTTGCCCGATATCCCGAAACTACGGAGGCCGCTCATGTGGCCATTCAGCAGCCGGCGCGCCGAGACGCGGGCGGTCGAGACCTCGCATGTGTATTTGGTCTCCGGCGGCGAGGTCAGGTCACTTTCGGACCCGTCGATCGAACTGCTTCAGCTCTTCGGCGCCTGGTCTCCCGAAGGCATCCCGGCAACGGCGACCGCGCGCGCGATGACCTATCCCGCCAGCGCGGCGTGCGTGCGCCTCATAAGCAGCTTGATCGCCGAATGCCCGGTGCACGCCTTTCAGCGGACCGACGATGGTGGGCGGGAGCGCGTCCGCGGTCACGTCGTCGAGACGTTGCTGAACAGCACAGCCTCGCCCTGGTGCGAGAGTACCGAGTTTCTTCGGGAAATGACGGTCACTGCCCTCCACAACGGCCACGCCTATGCGCGCGTGGTGCGCACCGGCCGCGATCGCATGGCGAGGGAGCTACACCCGCTCGCCAGTGTCACCGTAGAGCGTGATGACGCTACCGGCGCGCCGAGCTACCTGATTCCACGGAAAGGCGGGGGCCAGGAACGGCTCGGATTCCGGGACGTGATCCATCTAAAATCGCCGACTGGCGGAGCGCCGACGCAGCAAGTCGCCCGGGCGATCGAACTCGGTCTTCAGCTCGAGCTGGCGACCTTGAACCTTTTTCGGAATGGCGGGCGGCCGTCTGGGCTTCTTTCTTTTAAGACAAAAGTCGACCCAGTCACGGCAACGGCCGCCCGCGACCAATGGCTGTCCGACGTCAAGGAAGGCCTGCCTGCCGTTCTAGGCAATGATTGCCAGTTCACGCCGATCGCCTTCAGCTCGACTGATTCACAGACAATCGACAACCGGCGGCTACAAGTGCTCGAGGTGGCCCGCGGATACGGGGTCAGCCCGACGCTTCTGGCCGAATTGGAAGACGCTTCGTTGAACAATTCTGAGGCGTTGGGCCGGCAGTTCGTCTCCTACACGCTTGCGCCGTGGCTTACCGCATGGGTCGCCGCAGTATCGCGTTGCCTCCTGAGCGAGGCTGAGCGGGCGAGCACTTACGTGGAATTCGAGACGGCCGGCCTCGTGAGCGCCGACCTCAAGGCGCGGTTCGAAGCACTGCGCCAGGCCGTCGGCGGCCCCTGGCTGGCACCGGACGAAGCGCGCGCGCTCGAGAACCGGCCTGCAATTGAGGGCGGCGCCAAGCTGAACCTCCCGCAAGGCGCGCCGGCGCCGACCGCGAAGGAGTCTGTCGATGCGTGAGACCCTCTTCCTCGAGCACCGCTTTGCCGCGCCCGGCGAGGATGGCGCCATCACTGGCGTCGCTCTTCCGTTCAATGTGGTCGACACATATCGGACCAGTTTCGACCGTCGCGCCTTCGGCGATCTCTCCGGCCGCACCGTGCCGATGCTCTGGGCGCACCGCCAGGATGAAGTTTTGGGATCGTGGAACGCGCTGGAAACGGCCGACACCGAACTTCGCGCGACGGGTCGCCTCAACCTCGAGGTGGCGCGTGCCCGGGAAGTGCGAGCCATGATCGCGGCCGGCGACGTGCGCGGGCTGTCGGTCTCTTTCGAGCGCCTTCGCGATGAGAGCCGAGCGAACGGGGTTCGCCATATAACTCAGGCTCGCCTCATCGAAATCAGCTTGGTCGCGCTGCCCAGCGTTCCGGGCGCACGAGTCACGTCAATCCGATCCGGTCGACCGAGCGCGGCGGCCGATTTCATCGAGGCCGTGAAGTCGGCCACGCGCGCTCTTTCATAAGAAGGAAGGTAAGAAAACATGCGTCACGATCGCATCGAAACCCGATCGGCCGAGCCGATCGTCGAAACGCGGGAGGATGATCCTCTAGCGGCGGCAACGGCTGCAGTACAGCAGCTCGCCACGGGCTTTGCCGAGTTCCGCTCGGCGACCGAACAGCAGCTCGGCGGCCTCGCCGAGATCACCACGCGGCTGGACGAACTCGAGGCGCGCTCGCAGCGACCGGGTACCGAGCGGACCCAGGAGCCGAGCGCCGAGCGCCGTGCGTTCGCGGAATACCTTCGCATGGGAGATCGTGCGCCGGAGCTGCGGACGCTGATCTCCTCGAATGACCCATCCGGCGGCTACCTCGCTCCCGGTGAGATGAGCGCGGAATTCATTCGCGACCTGGTCCAGTTCTCGCCGATCCGCGCGCTGGCCACGGTGCGCAGCACGGCCACTGGCTCGGTCAGCTATCCCCGCCGCACGGGCATCACGAATGCCGCCTGGCGCGGCGAGACGCAGACGCAGACGGGTTCCGAGCCGACGTTCGGCCAGGTCGAGATACCGGTTCGCGAACTCAACACGTATGTGGACGTGAGCAACCAGTTGCTCGCCGACTCCGCTGGCGTCGCCGAGGCTGAAGTGCGCATGGCGCTCGCCGAAGACTTTGGCCAGAAGGAAGGCCTCGCTTTCGTCTCTGGCGTCGGCCCGCTGGCGCCCGAAGGGCTGATGTCCGCGTCGGGCGTCGGCTACACGCCGAGCGGCAACGCGTCGACACTCGGCAGCGCGCCGGCTGACCTTCTGATCTCGCACTACTACTCGCTGCCGGCGGCCTACCGTGCCCGCGGCACCTGGCTCATGAACGGCAGCACGCTTGCCGCCGTGCGCAAGCTGAAGGACGGCACCACAGGCGTCTATCTGTGGCAGCCGAGCTACCAGGCCGGCCAGCCAGAAACGCTGCTTGGCCGCCCTGTGATCGAAGTGCCGGACATGGCCGACATCGGCTCCGGTACCGAGCCGATCGCCTTCGGCGACATCGCCACCGCGTACCGCATCGTCGACCGTGTCGCACTGTCGATCCTGGTCAACCCGTATTTGCTCGCGACCACGGGCATTACGCGCGTGCATGCAACGAGGCGAGTCGGCGCGGCGGTCGTGCAGCCGGCAGCCATCAAGAAGATCAAGTGCGCCACGTCCTAATAGGCGCACGCTGAAACCCTAATCCTGGCCGTCCACTTGGGCGGCCTTTTCATTTCGAGAAAGGAGCGCAAGAGATGCGCGATATGTATTCGAACATCGGCGTGGTGCAGGCCATCGCGCCGGCCGTGCAATCGGCCACGGTGGAGTCCAGCGAGATCGACCTGCTCGGCTTCAACTCAGCGACGGTCATCGTCAGTACGGGCGCCATCGTCAGCTCAGGCAGCTTCACGGCCAAGCTGCAGGAGACCGATGACCCGGGCGCCTCGCCGGAAGAGTGGTCCGACGTGGCCGCCGCGGACATGATCGGCGAGTTCCCGGCGGCCCTCTCCGCGGCTTCTGTGGTGCGCGTGGGATTCACGGGGCACTCCCGCTATATCCGCGTTGTGCTCACAAAGAACTCCGGCACCTCCATTGCGGCCGGCGCCGTCGTCGTGAAGGGCCATCCGGCGAGCGCGCCGGTCGCCTAGAGCCTTTCGGCCCGCGCGTTGCGAGCCGCGCGGGTCGGATGACCGGTAAACTCCACCGGTCACAGCCGCCGCCGATCCTAGCTGGGTGCGATCGGCGGCGGCGCCTTCTCCAAGTAAGGATTTCGAACGATGATGCTGCCAGACCTGCTTCGCGACGCCGTGAATAACGATATCGAGGAGCTGGTGAAGCTGTCGCTCATCGATCTCGGAAAGCTCCCGTTGGACACGTCGCAAGACGAGACGACGGCGATGGTCGCGGCGCACGTCGCGGCCCTCTTCAGGTTCGTCGCCACTGTCACTCGCTCCGTCGACCGCGCGGAAGCCGTCGAGCGGGAGTTCCTGGCGCGTGTGCGGCTGCTCGACGCCGACGGGTCGACGGCGCACTGAGCGTCTCGGCGGAATTCGCCGACACAGTTCCCCATGCCTTCCCTGCCTCCACGCCTTTGCCGATGCGGCCGCATAGTGCCGGCCGGCCAGCCGTGCCCATGTCAGGCCGCTGAGCGCGCGGACTGGGACCGGCGCCGCGGCACTGCCTCACAGCGCGGCTATGATGCCGGCTGGCGGAAGCTGCGCGCCCGGTTCCTCGCCGCGAATCCGCAGTGCGAACATCCGGGTTGCAGGTCGGCAGCCAACGAAGTCGACCATATCCAGAGCGTGCGGCTTCGGCCGGACCTCCGGCTCGAGTGGAGCAACCTCAGAGCGTTGTGCAAGCCGCATCACAGCCAACGCACGGCGCGCGAGCAAGGGTTCGCGCGCCGGACCGACTACTGAGGGCCAGCCCATTGACCAGCCTCGTTGTAGTTGGCGAGAAACTCCCGTGCACTCGCGAGGCCCGCTGCATTCCACAAGGCGTCTATGGCCGGTGCCAGGGCCTCTCTGTACGAGCGGTCGTTTCCGAACGATGAGATAGTCTGCAGCGGAAGCTGAAGGACATGTCTGTCGATCGGGAAGCGCTCAAATTCCAAATCGCTCACTCGCAAAACCGCCCTTTCGACGCCGATCAAGGAAATTGACACTGCAAACGGAGGTGGCACGTTCAGCGCCTCCAGCGCCCGCATGTACTGTGGAAAATACCGATAGATTGGCTCTACAAATGTTCTGGCGGGGATACCAAACTGTCCATCACGGGCGGCTAGCAACCGCACTTTGGTTGCCTCAATTATCCCTGAACGGAAAATTTGCGTATACGCCAGATTGGTATATTGGCCGTTAGTGCGGACTGCCATATATCCGTCAAATACTATTCGTGAATAACCATTTGCCTGCATAAGTGGGTGAAGTAATCCAGCGTTTTCCTGAGCGGACTGAAGATCTATCTGACTTTCGATGCTAAATGAGCTAAAGGGCACTATGTGAATTGCAAGGACTCCTTAGGCTCCTTCATCTCTTGAAAGCGGGACGACTCCGGAATTTATTCCAATCTGGTGTACTCGGTCGGATACGTACCTTCTGATCTTCTCATGGATGCCAGCGGCATTTGCAAACATTGCTCTAAGCTCCTCTACACTGGCCTCATGTGCACCGGCCGATGACCGCAGAAAGAACCGGTTGCTATTTTGAAGCGAAACCCGATGTGGAGGATTCCAGCTAGCCGGCACCCGAATAACAAAGATGTTGCCTCCTGCCGCACAAGGCACGGCACGCATTCGAAGCCCTACTATTCGCGGCTCGATAGAAGTCCTCGCCATGTTTTCGAGCCTCTGTAGAACTTGGTCCGGGTCGCCGGCAATCGGGCTTTTTGCTGATGCGGACCCGTTCTGTTCGTCTACGCCAATGAGTAGATGACCTCCGGACGAGTTCGCGAAAGAGGATATGTCCTTCAGATACTCCTTTCTGTCGGCGTCGGCATTCCCATACATGTCCCTCTTTAGGTCTAGCTGCAGACCTTCCGACTCCGCATTCGCTATCAGCTCGTCTATGTCAGCTTCCGAGATATCGGCCAGTTCGGTCCGTAAGATAGACATTCTGACTTCTCCTCATCGCAGTGTCGTGCTTCCCCGACTGCTGGCATTCTAGGCCCCCGGGGGCAGTCAAGACAAATTAGGGGTCGCTCAGAGACCGCGTGGCCCCGCAAAAAAATATTCGTCCCCCCTGAGCAAACCGAAATCGGGATTTTTTCCTATGCTGTACGTCGACCCCTCCGACGTCTGGGCGGCACTGCGCCTGGACCTTGTGCCCGATGGCGGCTCGCCGGAGGGGCTGGCGCCGGCCGACGCCGGCTATGTCGAGACCCTGATCCTCGCCGCACAAGAGCGCATGGACAAGTTCCTGGCCGTGAAGCTGGCGGACCGCGATGAGGTGCCGACGGTGCTCAAGATCGCGCTGATGACCGACGTGAGCACCTTCTACTTCAATCGCATGAATCCGCAGTTGCCCGATGTCTACTTCGAGATGATCGCGCCCTTCCGGCGCTGGGGCTTTGGCGGCGCCACGGAGGAAGAGGAGTGAACGTCACCGTCTCCGGTCTCGACGCACTGCGGCGGAAGCTGCAGGCCATGCAGGCGCAAGTGAAGGCCGAAGTGCAAGCCAGCCTCGAGCAGTCGGGCGCCGAAATGGTTGCCACGGCCAGGGCGCTTGCGCCGGTCGACGAAGGCGAGTTGCGGGACAGCATTGTCATGTCCAAGCCCGGCGAACTGACCCCCCTCTACGGCGGCGGCGGGCAGCGGAAGGTCGGGGACCTGGCCGTGCGCGTGACCGCCGGCGATGCACGGACAAGATACGCATTTCACATCGAGGCCGGCACCTCAAAGATGGCTGCGCGCCCGTACTTCTGGCCGGCCTATCGGGTGCTCAAAAAGAAGATCAAGGGTCGCACGAGCCGGGCGATCGGCAAGGCCGTGCGGAAGGCAGTGAAATGATCGACCCGGGCAGGATGAACGATCGGATCACGCTGCAGATCCGTGGCACTCCGGATCCATGGAGCGGGTCCGACGGCTACACCGATCTGGCGACGGTATGGTGCCAATTCCGCCCGACAACTGGCCGAGAATTCCGAGAGGGTGCCACGCCGGTCGGTGAGGAACGCGCGGTGTTTTCGATCCACTACCGAGAAAACATCGGCCAGGTCGATCGGCTCGTGCACCACGGCAACGGCGGCGATCGCCATTGGAACATTCGATCGATCGTCAGGGTCGGCTTCAAGGAGGGACTGGACCTCCACTGCACCGCCGCTGACACGGGAGTCTCAGCATGAAAAAGCCCCATCTTGTCGTCGACAACGCCGCGCCGAAGAAGGCGCCGCCGGCTCCCGCAAGCCTTGGTACGGTCGGGCGCGCCGAGTGGAAGAAAGTCGCGCCGATCCTCGCCGGCAACGGCACACTGACCTCGGAAAATGACTCGCTGCTCGTGCTCTATTGCCAGGCCGTCGAAGGCGCTCAGGACGCTGCCAAGCTACTGAAAAAGCAGGGAAGGACTATCCAGTCACCGGGAGGGCTCAAGGGCCATCCGATGGTGCGCGCCGAGGCCGTCTACCTCCAAAATGCCCTGAAGTACGCGACCCAGCTTGGCCTGACTGCGCCGGCGAAGGCCAAGAGGCCGTCTCATGGATTTGCGCCCGACATTCTTGATTGACCTCGAGACGCCGATTCCGGATCCTTTCGGGCTCGGTGCCGAGGCGGTCGCCTTCATTGAGACGCTTATTCTTCCGGACGGGAAGCGGTTCACACTGGTACCTGAGCAGCGTCGCATCGTCGAAAAGATATTCGGCGACGTCGACCAGGACGGCCGACGCAAGGCCGACGTCGCGTATCTGCATTTGCCGTCTGGCAACGCGAAGAGCACGCTGGCCGCGGCGTGCGCTTTCCTTTGCCTTGCTCACCCGAAGTTCCGGATCCTGAATGGTCAGTTGATCATCGCCGCGGCGACGCGAGAGCAAGCTCGGTCGACTAGTTTTGGTATCATTCAGGGATTCATCAATCGGAGATATCCCGACGAAGACGAGCGTGCGCTGAAGTTTCGCGTGATCAGCAACGCGGTGACGCAAGAGATCTGGCATCTCCCGAGCGGCTCGAGTCTGAAGGTATTGAGCCGCTCACCTTCGGCACAAGAAGGCCTCTCCGTCTACTTCCTTCTCGCGGAAGAGACGCACGTCTGGGCCTCGCAGGCCGATCGCCTCTGGGCAGTTCTGCGCAAGAGTCAGGCGAAGGTCACCGCGGACGCGCCGCTTGCCATGATCGCCACCACGGCCGGCGTCGGCGTCGGCGGCATCGGCCACCAGTTGTATCAAGTCAGCCGCGACATTGCCGCGGGCAAGGTCGAGAATCCGGGCTGGCTTCCGATCATCTATGAGATGGAAGACGGCGACGACTGGCGCGATGAAAAGGTGTGGCGCCGGCTCAACTTCGCGATCCCCACCTTCAAGTCACTGGCCGTGATGCGCTCGCTTGCACTCGAGGCGGATACCAGCGCCACGGCGAAGGCGGAATTCCTCCGCTATCAACTGAACAAATGGGCGGCAGGGATCGGCGACCCGTGGCTGAACTTGTCGACCTTTGACGACGCCGGCGAGCCGTTCGACCTGGCCGATATAGAGCATCTGCCGTGCCGCATTGGCGTGGACGCCGGGTCGACAAGCGACCTGACCGCCGTTGTCGCCGTGTTCCATGACAAGGATTCCGGCGTGCTCTACGCGCTCCCGTTCTTTTGGGTTCCGGCCGAAAGCATTATCGCGCGGAGCGAGCAAGACAGCGTCCCATATGTCGAATGGCGCGACCAGAGCCTCATCGAAGAGACCGAGGGCGCCAGCATCGATGAGGCCGCCGTTGAGGCGAAGATCCGAGAACTGTGCGCGACCTATGAAGTGCAACAGGTCGGCTTTGACCCCTGGAACACGCGCCGCATGATGGCGCGCCTGATGGAAGACGACATCCCCGTTGTCGAGGTGCCTCAGCAATATCGGACCATGTCGCCAGCCATGAAGGCGACCGAGCGGCTCATTCTGGATCGCCGCTTTCGGCACGGCGGGCACCCTGTCCTTCGATGGTGTTTCGCCAATGTCCCGATGCCGCGGCCGACTCACGAGGGCAACATTAAGCCGTCGAAATCGAACTCCCGCTCGCTGAAAATCGACGGCGCGGTGGCGAGCATGATGGCGGTGTACCTAACGGCCATCGCTGACGAAGAAATCATCTATGACTTCCGCGCCTTGACCGGCCGCGATCCAGTAGGGGCTTAGCGCGATGAGTGACGTTATCCAGCAGCTTGCGGTCACGATCGAGGCGCGGACAGCCGCCTTTGAGAAAGCGCTGAATCGCATTGAAAAGCAGAACAAAAATGCCTTTCAACGGATCGAGCGCGACGGCAAGAAGCATCTTTCCGGCCTCGAGTCGGCGCTGAAGAGCACAAGCGCAAAAATGAACGGTTCCGCGCTCGCAGGGTCGATCAAGGGTGGAATTGCAGGCCTTTTCGCTGGATTCAGCCTCCAAGGGGCTAAGCAGCTTGTCGACGCCAGCACCCGGATCCAGAACGCCCTGAAGGCCACTGGACTTGAAGGCGAGGCGCTAACCTCCGTCTACGGCAAGCTTTTCGCGGCCGCGCAGAAGAACGCGGCGCCGATCGAAAGCCTTGCCGGCCTGTATTCCAAGGTCGCGATCAGTCAGAAAGAATTGGGCGTGTCGTCGGAGGAGCTTGTCAGCTTCACCGAGAACATCGCCCTGGCGTTGCGCGCGGGCGGGACAGACGCGAACGCGGCGAGTGGGGCGCTGCTTCAGCTCAGCCAGGCGCTCGGCGGCGGCACAGTTCGGGCCGAAGAGTTCAACAGCGTACTCGAGGGTGCGCCGACGATCCTCCGGGCGGTCGCGGCCGGCATGACTGGCACGGGCGGTTCCGTGGCGAAGCTGCGGCAGATGGTGATTGCCGGTCAGGTCTCCTCCAAGGAATTCTTCGATGCATTCCAGCGTGGGGCGCCGATGCTCGAGCGCCAGGTCGCCGGGTCGGTCCTGACAATCAGCCAAGCCTTCACCCAGCTCAACAACTCGCTGATCAACGTCGCCGGCAAGCTGGACCAGTCGACCGGCGCCAGCGCGGCTTTCGCGAATTTCATCGGCGGCGATCTCGCCAAGGCCGTGGAGGAACTCGGCGGGATCCTGGACTCGGTCTCGGAAAGCAGCATCGGCCGCTTCATCGGCAAGATCAGCGGGGCGATCGACGAAGTGGTCGGGCTCGGCGCCGCGATCGGCCGCGTCACTGGCTTGGATCAAGTAGGGGCATCGATCGGCGCGACGGAAGAGCAGCGTGCATCGCGTGCGGCATATCTGGCTGCGCAGCACGTCAAGGCCGTCGACTCTGCCACCTCTGCCGTCAATCGGTTTTTCACGCGACTCGAGCGCGGGTATGGCCAGGGGATTTTCTCGCCGGAGCAAGAGAAGTCGATTGCTCGGCTGAAGCAGCAGCTCAGGGATGGCACCATCGAAGCGGAAGGCGCGAAAGCTGCGATGGCATCCATCCTCGACGATGCGCCGCAACTGTCGAAGATCAACAGCATCTTCGCGCCGCTCATCGACCGCCTTGTTGAGGTGACGAAGGCGGCCGAAGAGGCGGCGCGCGCGACCGCCAAGATTGATTTCGTGAGCCAGGATGAGCGCGGCCAGATGCTCAAGGATCGCCGCGCTGATACGGCATATGCCGGCATGATCCGAGACGCCGAGACCGAGGCAAGCAAGTCGCAGTTCGACAAGGAAGTGGACGCGCGCGCGAAGCAGCTTATCGACGCCGCCGACAAGCTCGGCGTGGCCATGACTGAAGCGGCGGCCAAGGTCGAAGCGGCACGGCTGATTGGCTTGGAACAGGAGGCCCGGACGTTCGATGCCGTCGCCACGTCGGCGGCTTCTCTTATCAAGCAATTCGAAGGCTTCCGGGCGACTCCGTACTGGGACAAAAACGCCTACAGGGTCGGCTATGGCTCGGACACTGTCACGCTCGATGACGGTTCTATCCGCCGAGTGACGCAAGGCATGTCGGTCTCACTGGCCGACGCCAACCGCGACCTCGCACGCCGCATCGGCGAGTTTCAGCGCGGGATTCAGAGCGACATTGGCGCCGACGTCTTTCGCTCTCTGACCGAGCAACAGCAGGCGGCGTTGACGTCGATCGCCTACAACTACGGCAGCCTTCCCGATCGTATCATTGACGCGCTCAAGGGCGGCGACGCGGCCGGTGTCTACAGCGCCATCAAGGGGCTTGGCTCCGACAATGGGGGCGTAAATCAGGGCCGGCGGAATCAGGAAGCTGCGATGTTCCTTCAGGGCGCCTCGCCGGACGTCCAGCGCGGCGTGGAAAGCTCCGAAAACTTCGCGCAGATCCTTCGCGATCATCAGCAATACGTCGCCAGCCTTCAGGCCGAAACCGCCATCCGGGCATCGCTCAACCCGCTGGTCGACGACTACGGGCGCGCCATGTCGACGCTCGAGGCCGCGCAGTACCTTCTGACCGCTGCACAGCAGGAAGGCACGGCCGCGGGCCGGGAACTGGCCGACGTTCAGCAGCTCCTGCACGGCGATCTTTCGAACCTCTCGCCGGCCGCCCGCGACCAAGCCATGGCCATGCGTGAGCTTGCCAATGCGACCGGCGAGGCGAAGGCGAAGGGCAACGAACTGGCCGAAAGCCAGGCCAACCTTTCGAACACGATGGCGGAATTCAAGGGCCTCGCAAAGGACGTGCTCGGCGGCTTCATTCGAGACCTGATTGCCGGCAAGTCAGCGTCGGAAGCGCTGGGCAACGCGCTGTCAAAGATCGGCGACAAGCTGCTCGACATGGCGCTCAATTCGCTCTTCGACGGGCTCTTTGGCGGCGGCGGTGGCGGGTTCCCGGCGGCGCCAGGCGGCGGGCTCTATGCCGAAGGCGGGTATACTGGCCCTGGCGGCAAGTACGATGCTGCCGGCCTTGTGCACGCCGGCGAATATGTCTTTTCCGCGCAGGCCGTGCGCCGGGCTGGCGTCAGGAATCTGGACGCCATGCATCAGCACTTCAAAGGCTACGCCGACGGCGGGCTTGTCGGCGGCGAAAATGGCCGCACGACCTTCGGCGGCGGTGGCGGGCGCGATGTCAACGTCATCGTGTCGGTCGACGACGACGGCAACCTGAAGGCCTACGTCCAGAAGGTGGCGGCCGTCACCACGAAGGTCGGCGTCGAGCAACTGGCGAAGCAGACGCCGGCCATCGCGATCAACGCGATTGCCGACGCGCGTTCGCGAAATGTGGAGGGGATCTGATGCGAACTGAACCTGTCGCCTTTCCTGAAGCCGGCGCAAAGGCCGTGCTCCGATTCACAGTGGACGACCTCGAAAGCCTCGAGCTGGATTTCGGCGGCGCCTGGCTGGCGATCGTCGTCGGCGGCCTTGGCGACCGTGATCCGTCGCCTGTTATCGTGGCTCGCTGCATGGCGCTGGCGCTGAAAGGCGAGGACGAGGACGCCGGCCTTGATGCGCCATGGGGACTCACGCCCAAGGATCTAGCTGTCCGTCTCCTCGACGCTCTGCACCGCGTGATTCACGGGAAGACCACCGACGAACTGAAGGAAGCCAAGGCGGCCGCCGATCGCGTTGCCGCGCGCAAGGTTGCGGAGACGGCGTCGTGAGTGCGCTGACAATTGTCCGCGACATACTGGCGGACGACTCAGGCATCACTGCATCCGTCGCCGGCCGGATCTGGCCGGTCGAACTGCCGCAAGAGACCGGCTTGCCGGCCATCGTCCTTCACATGGTCGACGAACATGACGGCCGCCACCTTGGCGGTTCCGATCGATACCCACTGGCGCGCGTCATCGTCGATTGCCTTGGCGACTCCTACGCCGACGCCGATGGACTGTGCGATGCCGTGAAGGCCGCGCTGATCGACTTCGCTGGATCTGTGGGCTCGGCGACCGTGTCGGACGTCGCCCATGACGATCTCGACATCTTCGACCGAGGCCAGGCCGGCGATATCTGGCGCCGTCGGCTCGGCTTCCGAGTCCGCTATCGTTGAACCGGCATGCGAAAGAGGAAGGCTCCGCCCGGCCGCATATTCCGGGGGGAACGCAGGCGGTCGATCGTCTCGCAAGCGATGGCCGCGCTGCGGGACTGGCGGCTGTCACCATTCGAAGCTGAAGGCTCGACACGGCACGGGCTGAGGGCAGCGCTTTGCCTCAACGGGCACCCATGGGCGCGCGCCGATGCGGAAGCGGCTGAGATCGTCGCGGAAGCGCTCCGGCTGCTTGGCGCCAAGCGGCCGACCTGGCATCAAGGACAGCGCGAATACACGACTCCCCGCGAGAATTGCAGCTATTGTGGGGGCGACCTGGACGAAGAGTCCATAACGCGCCGCGACCGCTTTTGCTCGAATGTGTGCGCGCGCCACGCAATCACCCGGCGGGACTATGCCGAAGGCTTCAGGCAGGATGAGTTGGGCCTTCGGGCTCTTCTGATCATCAACCGCAACCGGAATCCCGAGCGGCCTTGTCGCCAGTGCGGCCGCGCATTCCGGCCGCGGCGGTTCGGGCAGGAGCATCCCTTCTGCTCGGTCGAATGCTCGAATGCATCGAACCGCTACCTCGATGATCGGCAGTGCGAGAACTGCACCACTATCTTCCGGCCCCGCGGGCAGAGTCAGCGGTTTTGCTGCCACGAGTGCTCGCAATCCTACCGGGAGGCCGTCCTACCGGTGCGGCCGTGCATCGCGTGCCATGGGCTGTTTCAGCCCAAGCTCGAGACGGCGCTCTTCTGCTCGCCGAAGTGCAAGCAGCGGACCAAAGATCGCCGCCAGGTCGATCGGCGGCGCAAGCGGCGGGAGGCTACCTTTCCGGCTCGCTCGTGCGATCACTGCGGACTGCGATACCAGCCGCGCACGAAGGTCAACCGCTTCTGCTCGGAACGCTGCCAGAAAGCCGATAGCCGCCGCCGCGGCTGAGATAGTCACGCCACCCGATTCGCGCCGCTCCTCCGGGGGCGGCGTTTTTTTGCGTCTGCAGCGCGGTAATATCACCGCAGCTCTGGCCGATTTCCTGCTGATAGAGCCGGATGATCGGTTTTATAACCGATTGCTTTTATTGAATATTTTGCCAGCATCGGGATGTCGAAAAGGAGACATCCCATGCACGAGATCAAAGCCCAGCTCATCCCCGCGATCGACCTTCTCCGGATCCTGCGCCTGGCGGCTGAAAACGGCGACGACGACGAAGGCTTTTCATTCTCCGTGGTCACCGTCTGCAAGGTGATCGCCGATCACCTCGAGGCCGCGCTTGATGCCGCGTGCGCGCCGCAGGCGAGCTAG